GCCGTACTGTTAAATTTACTTGGCATACCTTTGTTCCTCTTATCTGCGTTAGAAAATTCTTGTCCTACACTCTGCGGTACTCCCGCCTTCTTAGCAAATTTAGGGTTATTAGCTACTGCCGCCATAAACTTTGCTTGCTTGGCGCTTTTGCTAGGCATTAAACGCTGGCATCAAAATAAGACTTGGTTAGCGTTAAAATTAGCAAGTAAGTGTCTGCCGCTGTAGCCCCCACAGTAGTAACCACAATGTCACCTGTCTTACCCGCTCCGGCATCATTGGGGATACCATAGGCAGAAAAATCTATAGTATCTTCCCAATCTTGAGGGAGGTTAAGTAGAGGTACATTGGTGGTTGCGTCCCATAACAGCTCTACGCCCATGCCAATATTGGAAAAGGTAATAGTCTGCAAGGTTACGCCAGTACAGGCTTGCCTAGTCACAGGGTCAGCACTGAGAGTAGAAACATCTACTAATACAGCAGCTGCTTGACCGGACCCGTCACTGACATTGGTAAACTTGAGGACAGCAGTGCGCCCGCCGTCCTGTATTACTTGGCTCGTAAGTGTATCAGCCATACATTACTCCTTAAAGTTAGTATTAAGCACTAAATGGAGTAGCGGCAGCGCCACCAGCAGCACCTATACAAACAGCTTCTACAAACCACGCACCAGCAGTTATAGCAGTAAAGGTAACCTTACTGTCTATGTCACCACCAGTAGTGCCACCGTTCCAAGTAAAAGTAGTATCCCCTACTCCACTAATAAACGTAGTAGTAAGACCCGCTGCATCCACAGCCATAGCAAAACCAGTGAAAATGTCTGCACCTGTTGGCTTGATAACTAGGTTGTTAGCTAGGTTAAAGGGCATATAAATAGTAATCGTAGCCCCCAGATTATTTTGCTGGTTAGGGTCAGTATTATCATCTGGAGTTGTAGACAATACCGCAGGTAGCGTAAGTTGTGCCGCTCCAGTAGGGTTAGTACTGTTGTACACATTCAAAACTCCCCCGCTGCCCGCAGTAATTGCGCCAGTTGGGTTGTTGTTAGCATCGACTGCCGGTGTTGGAAATAGTTGGAGTGCAAGTGTTGTATTGTCGGCATCGGGTAGAAAAAGATTCCCCGTTCCGGCAGAAACAAACCCATTAAGAGAGCGCACTGGCCCCGAAAAAGTGGTTCTAGCCATTTTAGATTCCTCACATGCGAGTAGGGTATATCTGTCTGCATGTCGTCAGCCGGGAGCTGTCAGATATACCGGTTATTCCCGGTTGTTTTAGAGTATATAGCATAAATCTTTTTTAACACAATAAAAAAACCCCGCACTAGGCGGGGCTAAAATCAAGGAGTTATGATTTTTAGGGAGGACTCTTTTATGTAGCCCCGGCAGAACCGTAGCAGCCAAGTGGGTCAGATACGCCGAAGCTGTATCGCTCACGAGCCTTATAACGGCTATTACCAGTGTCAAAGTCAGCATCCATAGATGTAGACATTGGGGTACGGACAAAATGCTTCAATCCGTTTGGAACGTCGGTCATCAAGAACCACGCATTACCGTCAGTCAGATAGTTATTAACTGTATAACCTTCTGGAACTACACCGTTAGTACGCAATGCGTTGATGTCGTTGTCAGCAGTGCCAACTCTAAGCTCCGAATCCATCAAGCGTGTAGCAACGAATTGCAACGCAGGGGGGAGAATAAGCTTACGAGGTTTAGCTGCGATCAACAGACCACGTTCGTCCGTCCAACCTGCGATTGAAATAACAGCCGCTTCCAAAGAAGTTTCGTTTAAATCAACCCCAGTAGCTGGAGTATTTGCGTTTACACCACCAGAAACCAACGGGTGTGCGGTTGAAAATAAAACCTGACCGTCACCATACGTAGGGCCACCGGCAAAACCAGTGTTGAGAATAGCTGCACCTTTAACTTGCTTGGTGTAAGCCATCGCTCTAGCTAGTGCCTTTGTGTAACGTGCTGAAAGGGAATCGTACAGGTTGTCCTCAATGGCCTCTTCGGTCAGTGAGAATCCCATAGCGATTGTTTCATTCACATAACGGGCTGTGTAAGTTTCTTGTGCGTTATCATACTGAATGGCGGAACCCTCGTTTTTAACGGGAGCGGCACCAAAGCCTGACAACTTAACTTCTTCTTCAAAGGAACGGTCAGAACTCTCTGTTTCAAAGATTTCTTTAGTTTCTTCACCATATCTTGCGTACTCAAGTCCAAACAAAGCGTTCAAACCCGGTAATAGCTCCTTGAGGAGTTGCGCTCGTGAAATAGCCATAAGTCAATGCTCCTTAAGCAGTGCCGGTGTTGCTGGTGTATGAATGCGATCCGGGGTTAAATTTAACCACCACATCAGTGAATGCATCACCTACTTCACTGCCTGGAGCATTGATAAAATCAACGACTCTAAAGGCAATACCTGTAGTTGCTGCTGTTGTTGCGTCCAATGCGACATTCGAGTTACCAGTAGCAGTGCTACCTGTAGCGGTCGATTGTACATTAGCCAAAAGTGCATTCATGCCCAGTGTGGCTTGCGCCATTGTTGCATCACCTTGTATTTGGAAAGCAACATCAGGGTCATCTACGATGAATGCTAACGCGTCAGCAGCTACCTGACCCGTAGGCCAGTATTGACGATTAACAAAACCCATAGTTGCATCCGTATAAGAACAACCCATAAACACGCCAATAGTACCAGCGGGGAATGGATCGCCTGCGGAACCTATATCCGTGCACAGTTCAATAGTACCTGAAGCATTAATTATGACCACAGAGCCATAAAAAATATTAGTACCATAACCGGACACAATAGGAAGTTTGCGGGTGGCCCCTGCATAAGGGAGTCCACTCACCTCGTTTATAGGCCGTAGCCCATAAGGGGTAGCTGTAGTAGCCATTTGAATCTCCTAAAATTATCCTTTACCGAAAGTAACCTTAGAAGTCCGTTCATTAAACATAGGCATTCTGGGGTCAGACTCTCGCATTAAATTATTGTCTACAGAACGTATTTGCGCCTCGTTTGTCTCTCTATAGTAGGCACTACGTTCTTCAACAAGCTCTTTGGGTGCTTTACAAAGCATTAATCCGCCCATCACTACATTGTCCTTAAAGCGTTCATTCTCAATGCTTACAAGTTCAATCTCAGGGTGATCCGAGGCTTTGCATGGCTCCCAACCTTCTCGTAACTTTGAAGAAACATTCGTAGGATCAGGCTGACCGTTGGTCGCAACGCGAACCCAGTGAAATTTATACCCTTCTTGCGGTGTAGGGCTAGGCAGTAATTCTGGCCTAGTCCATGCTGGCTTACGGGTTTTCTTTTCAGTGGTATCTAGTTCTCTATCGAATCTGTTTTCCATTAGTCCTGTTTCCTCAGTAATACCGCAGCTTGTTTAGCGTAATCTTCTAGGGTAACGCCTAGTCGTTTTGCAAGAGCAACTTGTGTTTGCGACAATGTCACCTTTTTAGGTGACCGGCTCCGCGTAGCGGGAGCAACCACATTGCTCGATTTTTTCCGTCCTGCTGGTTCATCTTCAAACTCTGCAGGGAATATCTCACGCATGCGAGAATTAATCTTCTCGTAGTATTCTTCTGATCGAGGGTTCGTACCCTCTTTCGTTAATTTAGTATGCAACCCTAACGCAAAGGCCGTCATTTCGTCATCAGCACCGAACCAGGGGTTACCTTCGCGCCATACTTCGGCTTTCTCATCACGTTGGACAGGGGCTTGCGTTTGTTGTACTGGTGATTGAACAGCATTTTGCGGGCGTTGTAAAGTTCCCTTCACTTCACCACGCACACGAGGTTGGAGGCGATCCACTTTATCCATGCGTATCTGTGCAGCATTAAGTACTTGTTGTGCATCAACAATAGAGTCTGTTTCTCCACTATCGTAAGCCTCTTTATACTGTTTCTTAGCCAGTACCATCTCACTTTCAACCTGCTTTTTAGCAGATTGAATAAGGGAGTTGTGGCTAGAATCAACGTTTCCTTTAAGCTTTTTATTGTCTTCTACGAGCTGCCCTGCATAAGTAATAGCTTCTTCTCTTGCGCGTTCTGCTGTCTCTTTAGCACGGCGTTCGTCGTGTATAGCTTTATTAAGCTGCCCAATGCGTTTTTTCACTGTCTTGGAGTAACTGTCTAGTTCATCCTCATCGACTTCTTTAAAGTCAGATGGGGTCTTGCCCCTGTCTTTTTCAGGAGTGTCGTCCACCACCTCAACTTCTATCTCCTCCCTAACTTCCTTTTTGGGTTTCCCTACCTCCTCACGCCCAACAGCTCCGTCTATTTCCAGCTCAAATTCAGCTTCGTCGGCTATGTCCACTTCTACTTCCTTACCATCCTTCTTATCAGGATCAGGAAATTCAAACTCTACTTGTTGCATTGGCATAATTTATTCCTCACGCACGAGTGATTCCACTCGGATCATTAACAATGGCTTCAATAGAATCATCATTCATCAGACGATACTCCTGAGCGCCTACCTTAAAACGTGTACCTGTATTAGCTCGAAACATTACAAAGTCCCCGGCTTTACACCAGGGGCCAGTAGGGAATCGGTCTTTATCCGTGTATGCTTGCTCCCCCATATCTAGCACCACCCCTATCGTAGACAGGACGTACTCTTCATGGAGGGTTTTAGCGGCTTTCAAAATACCATTTGAAAACGTTTCTTCTACATTAGGGAGGGCTACAAGTACCCTGTACCCTACAGGTTTAGGGATGAATGCTTCCATCTCTTCCTGTGACACTTCTATTTCTTCTATTTTCTCTTGCCGCTTTATCTCTAAAGCCGTCATCTTAGTCATCTTCATCTTCCATGTAGTTACGCGAGAGGTCATTGATTTCTCGTAATGCGGTGTCCAGACCCCGAAGGACACCACACACTTCTCTATACTCGGCAAAGTCTTTAGCTGCACCGGATTGTATAAATTCTTCGCTAGAGCGTTTCTGCTCTGTAAGTTTTTCTTTAAGCACGTCAAAGACGGTTTTAGCCATTATCTGTCCTCTCGGTCATCGCGGTAAGCTTCCGACGCATCACGATGCGCTTCCGCGTCCGTTCGTTTTTCTTCCCCCCTGGCCTTAGTCATCTCTAGGATTACCTTAGCCTCAGCCACATCGTTCTTGGCTTCTGACGCTTCATTCTGCGAGGCTATGCGGCTAGCTTCTAACGCGGCTGTGACCTGAGCTTTCTCTTTATCCAGACCTAAACGCTCTTGGTCAAGCGCCGTATCTGCGGCATCTTTAGCTGCTTTGCGCTGAGCATCTTGCTCTTTAATAGCCAACTCACGTTGTTGCATCTGGACAAGTGGGTCTTCCGCGATCTCCTGCGCTTGTTGCTGAGCGGCTTGTGCTTGCTTCTCTTGGGTAAGCTGTATAGCTGCCCTAGCCTGCAGTCCTGCCAGCCTTACTTCAAGCTCTTCAGGTAGTTCTTCGCTTGGGGCAGGGAGTGCCTGACCTAGTTGTATTTCTATCTGCTGCCTATATAAGAAGGCAGTGTGTTCTGCTATGTGGGATTGTAGTGCTCCCACTATCTGCTGAGCTGCAGGGTTTTGCCCTATCGTTGCAGCCATTTGTGGGTCTTCTATAAAGGCTTGATGGGTGGCTATATGGGCCTCGTGGTTTTGGTATATAAATGCTTTGATAGGGGTAAGGTTTAAGGCGTTCATATTCTCACTTACCGGATCAATTGGTGCTGTATCTTCACTTCCCGGTACTAACTTATCCGCATTCTTAATTCCCAAGACCTCGATCATCTGACGATGAAGCTGTGGCAGGTCATAGATTTGTGGGGCAGCCTGTGCCATTTGCATAACAGTCTGATATTGCACAACTCTTTGTGCCATCGTGCTGCTATTAGGATCACTGACAGGAATTACTTCCACCGTGGCATAGTCAGCTTGACGAGCACGTTGCTCCCCACGGTCAGGCATGTACTCATACTCTACTGGTGCGTACTCAGACATAATGGCCCGCAGGAGCTTAAATTCCTGCTTCATGGCGTAGTGAACACGGGATTGCACCGCTGCCATTGGCTTTAAAGTACGCTCAAGTAGAGCTAATGTGGTGCCGACAGGTGCATTTGCACTCATATCGGAGATGTTCATGTCTGATATAGCGCCTAATCTACGGCCTTCTTCAGTAATCTTGTCTAGTAGGGCCAATAACGTCTGACTTGGCTCTTTATAAGGTAATGGGAGGATATTTTCACGTATTGACCCACTAGGTACGTCAACATCACGGAATTCACCCGGTCCAATGGGGGTATCGTCCCCTTTTACCCGTAATCCGCGTGATTTTAAGCCCCCTGGTAGGTTAGAAAGGGTTCCTGCGTCAACTAATTGACGGATTAAGGAGGTTCCTGCGCGTGCATAGCCACCAATAATGTGAATTAAACCAAGACCATAGAAGCCAAACCCCGGAACGTACACATAATGGACAAAATGTTGACGCTTTAGCTTGAGGGGATCATCAGGGTTCCAGTTTCTGCGTACTGCCAGCACTGTGCCAGTGCCTTGTTCTATTGTTACCACGTAAGGGAGGGCTATTTGGAGGGCTTCTCCCTCTTTTCGATCCTCTCCACGGGCTAATCCCATACCACGGGGGCGTTCTCGCTCTGGTTGGTCTATTTCATCAAGGATTAAGTCAGCGTGAACCTCATATAACGTGTAGCGGTTGTCCTCATTGATGGAAAAACCACTCTCTTTGGCCTTTTGCTCTTCAATATCAGTGGTAAAGTTAACTGGGTCACCTAGTTCTACATGCCTATAGAACCCTGCATCCTGCAATTTAACCATTTCGTTCTTGGTTTTACGCATTATGTGCGTAACACGCTCTGCGGTTTCCAGGTTAGACGCGCCGTAAGGTACAACCATGTCTTCCGCAGGGACATACAAAGCAACCTGGCGGTCTAAATTAGGGTCAAAGTAAACTTTCTTAAACGCTGAACCGGCTAACCCTAAGCTGTACAGCATGCGTTCGTGTTCAGGGCGGTACTCCACCATCACGTCCGTTAGCTCGTAGTTCATGTCAGTTTGAACGCGCAGGGCTGCGTCTTCTTTTTCGCGGTCTATCTCCCCAAGAATCTTAGTCTTAACTGGGCCAGCA